ATGCGCTTTAGGCAGGGCGGTTTTGTCTCACTGCTTGGCGAGGAAGAAGAACACGACGAGTACCGTCGTAAACGGGAGTACTACTGATGGCATTGCCACCTCTTATAGATTCTGGAATCACCTCTGACGACATGATTCCTACAGAAGCCTCGGTCGAAGTTCCCGTTGAGGCTCAAGCTGAAATGTTTCCCAATGGAGCCGAGGTTATGCCTGACGGCGAGGGTGGGGCGATAGTCCAGGCGCTTCAAGAGATGATGATGTCTGCGGAGCAGGAAGAGCAAGTACCCCACAATGCGAACTTAGCGGAGTATTTAGATGATGGGTATCTTGGGGAAATTTCGTCGGACCTTCGGGCGTCTTTTGACGATGATATGGAATCTCGTTCAGAGTGGGAAGAGACTTACACAAAGGGTTTGGATCAGCTTGGAGTTAAGTACCAAGAGCGTACTGTCCCGTTTGAAGGAGCTTCTGGAGTCACGCACCCGCTGATTGCGGAGAGTGTTACTCAGTTTCAGGCGCAGGCTTACAAAGAGTTGTTGCCTTCTGGGGGGCCTGTAAAGACTCAGGTCTTGGGTTTACAGGATGCTGCTCGTGAGGAGCAGGCTGCTCGTGTCAAGGATTTCATGAACTACCAGATCATGGAAGTGATGGAAGAGTTTGATCCGGATATGGATCAGCTTCTGTTCTATTTACCGCTATCGGGTTCTACCTTTAAGAAGGTGTACTTTGATCAAGCTAAACAGCGGGCGGTGTCCAAGTTTATCCCTGCTCAAGATCTGGTTGTACCTTATGCTGCCTCTGATTTGGCTACGGCGTCTCGTGTTACTCATGTTCTTCGGATGGATGCTAACGAAGTACGCAAGATGCAGATTGCTGGTTTCTACCGTGAGGTAGAGTTAAGCAAGTATGAAGAGGACAACAACGAGGTTCGCCAGAAGATTGACGAACTGCAGGGTACATCTAAGACCTATACTGACGAAGTCTACACCGTGCTTGAGATGCATGTTGACCTGGACCTTGAAGGTTTTGAGGACATGGGCCCTGATGGGGAACCAACGGGTATTGCTCTTCCGTACATTGTGACGATTGATGAGGGCTCCGGTGAGGTTCTTGCTATACGCCGGAACTTTGAAGAGGGCACGGAAGTTGCCAAGAAGCAGCAGTATTTTGTTCACTACAAGTTTATGCCTGGTCTGGGATTCTATGGCTTTGGTTTGATCCACATGATTGGTGGTTTGGGCCGTGCAGCTACAAGTATTCTTCGCCAGTTGATCGACGCCGGGACCCTGGCAAACCTCCCAGCTGGGTTCAAGGCTCGGGGAGTAAGGGTTCGTAACGATGACGAGCCCTTACAACCTGGAGAGTGGCGTGACATTGACGCTCCTGGTGGCAACATCAGGGACGCAATTATTCCGCTTCCGTACAAAGAGCCGTCAGCCACCCTCGCACAGCTTCTAGGAGCCCTTATAGAGGGCGGTAGGCGCTTTGTGTCACTGGCAGACCAGCAGACAGGAGACGGCAACACAGAGGCTCCTGTGGGCACTACGGTGGCTATGCTAGAGCGTGGCATGAAGGTTATGTCGGCCATTCATAAGCGCCTGCACTATTCGCAGCGTCAGGAGTTCCGTGTGTTGGCCCGGATCTTTTCCGACAACATGCCTGCGGAAGGGTATCCATACGATGTGGCGGGTGGTAATCGCATGATCATGGCGGAAGACTTCGACGGTCGCGTCGATGTTATTCCTGTAAGCGATCCAAACATATTCTCGATGGCGCAGCGGGTCACGTTGGCGCAAACCCAGTTGCAGCTTGCGCAGTCAAACCCTCAGATGCACAATCTGCATGCGGCGTATCGTCGAATGTATCAGGCCCTTGAGGTCCAGAACATTGACGAGATTCTCCCACCTCCACCCCAGCCGCAGCCACTGGATCCGGCCATCGAGAATGCTCGTGCTTTGATGGGCGAGATCTTGAACACGTTCCCAGAGCAGGATCACGACGCACACATCCGGATGCACATGGCATTTATGAAGACGCCTTTGGTGGCTACGTCTCCACAGGTTATGGGTACGTTCTACGCTCACGTTATGGAGCACGTCTCTCAGAAGGCTCGGAAGATGGTTATGGCAGAGATCGAGTCTATCATTGGGCAGGCACAGTTGGCATCGCAGAGCGGGGCTATCGATCCAGTAGCTGCGCAACAGCAGATTGCAAAGGTTCAGCAAGACATGCAGGACCCTGGTCAAATGGAGCAGTTGATTTCCATGCAGATGGAAAAGATCATGTCGGAGATTCTGCCAGGGCTTCTACCTGCAGGCGGCAGTGCAATGGACGATCCGTTGGTTCAGATCCGGATGCAGGAGCTTGCGATCAAGCAAGAAGATTTGCAGCGTAAGAAAGAGGAAGATCAGGGCCAGATGTTGATTGAGTTGCAGAAGATGCAACAGCAGGCGGCGACATCTGCGGCACGGATCGAGAGTCAGGAAGACATTGCAGAAAACCGCAACGACGTTAACCGAGAGCGTATTGACGTTCAACGTAAAGCTATGGAGCGGAGAAATGCCTCTTAAAAAGGGTAGATCAAAAGATGTAATCAGCCAGAACATCAAGACCGAAATGGCTGCTGGAAAACCGCAGAAGCAGGCGGTTGCCATTGCTTTGAGCAATGCAGGAAAGACTAAGTATTCCTCTGGCGGCACGGTTAACAAGCGGTTCAGTCCGATAGCCCGACCTCAGAGGTTTGTCGGGGAGTTCTAGTCCCATGATTGATCCTGTAACAGCGGTTGGACTAGCCACAAGTGCTTTCAATATACTGAAACAGGGCATTAGTGCTGGCAAAGACATCCAAGAAATGAGCGGAACCCTAGCTAAATGGGGAGCCGCTTTTTCTGATTTTCAGTATGCTGAAGACAAGACGAAGAACCCTCCGTTTTACAAGATGATGTCTGACAATAGTGCCAGTGCTATTGAGATATTCGCTCAAAAAAAGAAGATGGAATCCATGAGAAAGGAAATAAAAGACCATATATCATGGACTTACGGGCCGTCTGCTTGGGAGGAGGTACTTGCTATTGAGGGCGAGATGCGCCGCATACGCAAGGAAGAGGCTTACAAGAAACAAGAAATGATCGACAACGCTATAAACTTTGTAGTTGGAGCGGTTATATTTATTATCGCCGGGGCTGGTGTGGTTACTGGCTTTTATTACTTAGGTAGATATCAGGGGAAGTGGTGATGTGGTTTTTAATCTGGTTTCAAGTTATGAACAACAATATCGAACACTATCAACTCAATCAGTTTCCAACTGAGAAAGAATGCAAAGAAGCTCTTGAGGATGCAAAAGTCTTGATAACAACGAGCCAAACAACGGTCTACTGTTTTGAGGTTATACCAGAATAAGAAGGGCGATTACGTTATATATGACAGATACGGAAAAGTTGTTATAATAACGCACCACAAGATGTACGCGATTGCGTACGCTAGGAGGATAGAAGATGCCAAACGAGTACGACCTAAACGGAAACGGAAAGATTGACCCCGTTGAGCATGAGATTATGCTGGAAGATCGTCGTCGTCGCATGGAGGACGCTGACGCTAAGAGAGACGCACAGAGGCGCATGACTTGGTTTGCTTTGTCCGGTATGATCTTATACCCTTTCGTCATTCTAGTGGCCTCTATGACGGGCTTGGAGACGGCGGCGAAGTTGATGGCAGATATTGCTGCGGTATATGTAATCGGTGCATCCGGCATAGCCGCTGCATATTTTGGTTTTAACGCAATGGAGAGCAAGAATGCTACAAGCTCTGATAGGTCCGGTAGCTGAACTAGCTGGCGGCTGGCTCAAAGGTAAGGCAAGCGCACAGGCTGCGTCTGCAAACCTCAAGCTAGTTGAGGCAGAGGCCAAAGCTACGATAATGAAATCAGCCGCTACATCGGAGGCGGATTGGGAAAAAATTATGGCTCAAGGTACGCAGAACTCGTGGAAAGACGAGTATCTTGTGCTGTTATTTTCGATCCCGTTAATACTATCATTCTTGCCTTTTGAGTGGGCAAAACAGGCCGTCACAGATGGGTTCGCTGCGTTGGAAACAATGCCGGACTGGTACAGCTATACATTGGGGGTAATTGTCGCCAGTAGCTTTGCGGTGAGGTCAGCGACTAAATTCTTTGGTGGTAAGAAGTGATGGAGAACTTAAAGTTACCTGTGGCCCTCGTGGCAGCAATGGCTGTGCAGTTAGCGGCGGGTGTGTGGTGGGTATCACAGCAGGCTGCAACTATTGCCAGTCTTGAGGAGACCGTTAGCCAGATCGGTTCTAAGATGGCGATTGAGGACAACGTGAACCTGAAGCGAGACGTTCAGGACAACGCTATGGAGTTGGAATATGCTTTCGATGAAATTGAAGAAGTTTGGGATGAACTAGCCAACTTAGCTAACTCTATTGGTCAGGTGACGCAGCTGCAGCAAAGAGTTGCTTTAATTGAAAACGATCTGAAGTATATTAACCGTGACCACAATGGGATCATGGATATGAAAGGTGGTATGAAATGACATACAAACTGGGAAACCGTAGTAACGAAAAGCTGGAGGGGGTTGATCCCACTTTGCAGGCCGTTGTTCGCATGGCTATCGGAATTAGCGAACAGGACTTCAGCGTGATTTGCGGACTAAGAACCCGCAAGGAGCAGGAAGCGTTGGTCGCGAAGGGTGCTTCGCAGACTATGAAGAGCAAGCATCTTGGAGGTTATGCCGTTGATTTAATGGCATATATTGATGGGGGCAGATGGGAACTAAATCTCTATGATGAGATTGCAGACGCCATGAAGACTGCTGCAAAAGATTGCGGGGTCAAACTCCGCTGGGGAGCGGCTTGGCACATCGATGACTTTGGGGCCTATGAAGGCACGGCGGAAGAAGCTATGAACGAGTATGTAGACTTACGTCGTTCGCAGGGCCGTCGCCCGTTTATCGATGCGCCTCACTTTGAGATCA